TCAGGATTAACATACACTTTAGATAATTTACGAACTGATATCAGAAACTATACAGAAGTAGGAAGTACAGTTTTTAGTGACTCGGTTTTAAGTCCATTAATTATTAATGCTGAAAATAGAATTTATCGTTCTTTTGATGCGGATTTAGAAAGAGCCTACGCGACTTCAAATATGATTATTGGGAATCGATATGTAACAATTCCCTCATATTTAAGAGTCATTAGATATATTCAATTAACTAATGATGATGGGGATCAAGTTTATTTAGAACAAAGAGACCCTAGTTTTATGGCAGAATATTATTCGACTCCAGGTTCTTCTTCCACTAGTATCCCTAAATATTATGCCAATTGGGATGAAAATTATTGGGTTGTAGCTCCTACGCCAGATACCGCTTATGCAATTACGATGGCCTTTAATAAAGAGCCCATAAGTTTAACAAGTACTACATTACCTGCTGCGGCTCCCGCAGCTACAAATGGAACCTATGTATCCAATAAATATCAAGATTTACTTTTATACGCATGTCTGGTAAATGCATATGGGTACTTGAAAGGTCCTATGGATCTGTTACAACACTATGAAAAGCTTTATAAAGAAGCTTTAGAAACGTACGCGACTGAACAAATGGGTCGTAGACGCAGAAACGAATATCAAGATGGAGTTATTCGTCTTCCTATTAAATCGGAATCACCATCAACTTATTAAGGAGATAAAAAAATATGGCAAACGTAATACCTTTTTCATTTCGAGGAGAATTATTCACTGGAACACATAATTTTGCTTCAGGAGGAGATCAGTTTAAATTAGCTTTATATACTGCGAATCCTTACAACACATCGAGCACTGTTTATAATGCAACAAGTGAAGTGAGTGCCTCTGGTACTAATTATACTACGACTGGAAACGTTTTAGCAGGGAATGATGTCGCTTATGCAACAGCCGTGGCGTCTTGTGATTTTACAGATTCGACTTGGTCAAGTGCTACTTTTACAGCAGCTTATGGAGCAATTTATAATGATGATAAATCAGATAAATTATGTGTAGTGTTAGATTTTTCAGGAAGTAAAACTGCAACGAATGGGACATTTAAAGTTTCATTCCCGGATCCGTCAACACCTGCCGATGCAATTATAAGCATGGCTTAAGGAGAATAAAATGGCTTTAGTTTTAAATGACAGAGTAAAAGAATCCAGTACAACAACTGGAACAGGTACCTTTGATTTAGATGGAGTTGTAAGCGGCTTTGAAGGTTTTGTTGCAGGTATTGGAGATGGAAATACAACTTACTATACAATTTTTAATCAAGGAACAACTGAATGGGAAGTTGGAGTTGGCACCGTAACAGACGCTGCAACTGATACTCTTGCGCGAACTACAGTTATCTCTAGTTCAAATGGAGATGCAGCAGTAAGTTTTACGTCTGGTACTAAAGATGTATTCTGTACTATGCCAGCAAGTAAAGTTGTTTATTTAGATGCTTCAACGCCTCCAGTACCCGTAGGAGCAGCGAGCGCAGGTTTTGCATTAGCAATGGCGGTCGCATTATAGGAAAAAATTATGGCACAAGATTTTAGAAACGATATACAAAGAAACGTAGGAACAGTAGCCCAACAATTATTGGATGCAGGAAACTATGACGCCGTAATAGGAATTAGATGTTGTAATGTACATGCATCTTCAACTATTGCTTTGGATGTTTATATTGTGAATGGCGGAAATAATTATTACATCGCTAAAGATGTGAGCGTTCCACCAAATTCTGCAATTGAATTAATTCAAGGTGGCGCTAAAATTGTTCTTAAAAGTGGAGACGATTTGTATGCAGTCAGTGATGTTGCATCTTCCGTTGATATTGTTACTTCGTATATTGATACAATTAGTTCGTAAGGAAAATTATGACGGCAATAATAAATGGAATCCAGTACGTTGGAGGCGCAACAGGCGCTAACGATTTTATAAACAATCAAGCATCCAGTTTGAATGTTACCCAAACAATTGAAAGTGGTGTATTAGCGGGTCCAATTTCTGTTCCAGCAACAATCACAGTAACAGGAACGTTGGTAGTAGTTTAATGAGTAAGATAGAAGTAAATACAGTTGAACCACAATGCGGAACTACCTTAACTTTAGGTGGTTCAGGCGATACCGTAGCTTTAGGAAGTGGTGCTAGTCAAACAGGATTCGGAAGAACAGGAACTGTTGACTGGCAGACATCAAGTATTAAGACTGCAACCTTTACAGCAGTAAATGGAAAAGGGTATTTTTGTAATACTACAGGTGGAGCTTTTAATATTACCCTACCAGCAAGTCCAACAGCAGGAGATATTGTAGCTCTGAAAGATTATGCAGGAACTTTTGCTGACAATAATTTAACAATAGATAGAAATGGATCAAATTTAGATAATAATGCAGGAAATAGAGTATTAAGTACTAATAATTTAAGTATGACTTTAGTTTATGTAGATGGAACTCAAGGGTGGAAATCAGTTGAGGAGGGAACTGGTTATATAGGTGAGGTTTTTATGGTAGCAACAGGTGGATGTATAACTACTTCAGGAGATGACAAAATTCATAAATTTACAGGACCAGGAACTTTTACTGTGTGCAGTGTAGCAGCTTCTGCAGCAAATAATTTAGTTTCATATATAGTAGTAGCTGGTGGTGCAAGTGGCGGTTCTGCAAACAATAATAACAATGGTGGTGGAGGTGGAGGTGCAGGAGGATTTAGAGAAACAAAATCTCCAGCAACACCATATACAGCTAGTCCATTAGATGGATATGCAACACCAGGAAATAGAATTACAGTTACAGCAGCAGACTTTCCAATTACAGTTGGAGGTGGCGGTTCTGCTTCTTCTCCTATGAATCCAGGAAGTGCTGGAAGTACATCAACTTTTTCAACAACAACATCTCATGGTGGAGGAGGTGGTGGAGCTAATTCTGTTGGATTAGCTGGTGGTTCAGGAGGAGGTGGTTCTTGCAGTGCTAATGCTGGAGGAGCAGGAAATACTCCACCAGTAACACCTGCTCAAGGATTAGGTGGCGGTGATGGTGCTGGAAGTCCACCCTCCTATGGTGGTGGAGGTGGAGGTGGAGCAACTGTTGCAGGAACAAATGGATCAGCACCAACTGGCGGTGCAGGTGGTGCAGGTGCAACAACAAATATTATAGCAAGTCCAGTAGCTTATTCAGGTGGAGGCGGTGGAGGTGCTTATATGTGTGGAACAGCTGCTGGTGGAGGAACTGGTGGTGGCGGTGCAGGTACTAATAAAACTGGATCAGGAACTGCAGGAACTGTAAATACTGGTGGTGGTGGTGGTGGAGCTAATAATCCATCTGGAACATCAGGAGCTGGAGGTTCAGGAATAGTAATAATAAGGTATAAATATAAATAAGGTATGGTAAAATAGAATTATGGCATCAACAATAAAAGTAGACAACGTACAAAATACACCAGGCACTAATACAATTAGTAAGTGTGGATCAGCAATTACAGTAGGTGTAGGTTCTGATACGGTAACAACAGCAGGTTCTGGTGCTTTAACTGTTTCAGGTAATGCTGTAAAATCAAATGCATATCAAGCATCTGATGCAGGAAATATAATTAGTCAGTCAGGTACTACAATAACTGTAGGTGCTTCAGGAGACACAGTTACCCTAGCTTCTGGCGCATCACAAACAGGCTTTGGTAGAGAGGGAACTGTTAATTGGGATACAAGTATTAAGACAACTGGTTTTACAGCAGTATCTGGAAATGGATATTTTTGTAATACCACTAGTGGAAGTTTTACTTTAACTCTTCCATCAAGTCCTAGTGCAGGAGATATAGTAGCTTTAAAAGATTATGCAAATACGTTTGATAATAATAAATTAACAATTGGAAGAAATAGTGAAAAAATTGAAGGAACAGCTTCAAATGTAAGCGTTACTGTTGAAGGACAAGCCATTACAGTGGTTTATATAGATTCAACTCAAGGCTGGAAAATAATAGATCAAGGTAAAAAAGCCGATGTAGGTTTTCCAGAATATATAACAGCTACAGGGGGTGATTGTGTGGTTACTTGTGGTGATTATAAAGTTCACGTTTTTAAAGCACCAGGTACTTTTTGTGTATCAGCCGTTGGAAATGCATGTGGTTCAGTTTCAGTAACAGCACTAGTTGTGGCTGGTGGTGGCGGTGGTAGTCAATTTTATGGAGGTGGTGGCGGAGCCGGCGGTCTCGTGTGGGATAGTGATGGCTATACAGTTTCGGCGACAGGTTACCCTATTTCCATTGGTGGAGGCGGCGCTGGTTCGACATCAGATCCAACTCCTGGAAGTGGAGGAAGTAATTCAACAGGTTTAGGTTTTACAGCTAACGGCGGTGGAGTTGGTGCAGGTGGAGGTGGATCTGCAGGTAATGGTGGTAGTGGCGGTGGCCAAGGTGGTAATAACCCAGGAGGAGCTTCAGGAAATCAACCTGGTGTATCAAATCCAGGAGCTACTAATTATGGTAATCCAGGAGGACCTTATGTCCCTACTGGAGGATCAGGTGGAGGTGGCGCTGGTGGAGCTGGATCAACAGGTGGGTCTGGTGCCGGAGGAGTAGGTCTAGATGTTAGTCCCGGTTTTGGAACAGAAGCTAATATCGGAGTTGGAGACGACAATCCATCTTATTCATCAGAAATGTGGTTTGCTGGAGGGGGTGGTGGCCAAGGTGCAGCTGGAGGAAAAGGTGGAGGAGCATCGAGACCACACGCGTCTCCGAGTAGTGCTGCCCAAGTTAATACCGGCGGGGGTGGAAGAGGAGATGCTGGAGGCTTTAATGGAGGCTCAGGGGTTGTATTAATAAAATATAAATTTCAAAACTAATGATTAAACATAAAAACATAAAATTAAAAAATAAAGATAAAATTTTAAAAACTATTCAATCAATTTTATTTGATAAACATAGTTTAGTAGAAAATGGAGGATCGACATATAATTATACATTTGGTTCAAAGAGAAAGTATTTAAACAATATAATTAATAATTTTAAAAAATTAGCTGGGAAAGATTATTATCTTTTAGATTTCTGGTCTAATATTTACAAAAAAAATGGCTATGTTAAAAAACATAATCATTATGACCCTAATGGTAATTTAAAAAATATTAAACAATTATCCGGAGTTTATTATTTTAAAAAACCAGTAGATGCAGGAGAATTAATAATTGAAGATAAAAATATTCCGGTTAAAGAAAATGATTTTATTTTATTTGATAGTAAATATAATCATTATACTCAACCTAATAAATCAGAAAAAGATAAAATTATATTTTCTATAAATTTAGCACATAGAATGGAAACTTATGAGTGAAATAAAAGTAAATAAATTAACACCAAGAACAGCGTGTGGTACAACCACATTAGGAGATAGTGGAGATTCATTCACAATTCCTTCTGGTGTAACAATAACAAACAATGGAACGCAAGTAGGTTTTGGTAGAACAGGGACCGTTGATTGGATAACAACTCCAAAAGTAACAGGAGATTCTCCAGTAACAGGTGTTACAGGAAAAGGATATTTTTTAAATACAACAGCAGGAACAATTACATTTAATCTTCCAGCAGGAACAGCAGGGGATATTGTTTCCCTAGCGGATTATGCAGCCACTTGGCAAACATATAATGTTACAGTTTCACCTAATGGTACAGACAAAATAGGTAGTGTTAATTCATCTGTAGATTTAAAAACAGTAGGTCAATCAGTAACTTTTGTGTATGTCGATGGAGTTCAAGGTTGGGTTAATACAATGGATTCCACTTCTAATGTTAGAGCTAATGATTTTATAGTAGCAACAGGTGGAAACACTATTGTGACTTGTGGGGATTACAAAACACATATTTTTACAGGACCAGGAACTTTTTGTGTAAGTGCAGTAGCCCCAACGGCTCCTCTTAATCTAGTAGATTATGTAGTAGTAGCTGGTGGAGCAGGTGGTACTAGGGGGTTAGCGGGTGGAGGTGGTGCTGGAGGATTCAGAATTTTCTCTACTGCTCCTGGTTCTAATTCACCCTTAAATAATAGCGGAGCTTCTCCTAACACAGAAGTAACAGTTACAGCTTCTCCTTATCCAATTGTAGTAGGAGGTGGAGGTACAGCAGGACCAACTGGTGGTCCTGGCGGTGCATCCAATGGTTCTACTTCAACTTTTTCAACCGTAGATTCAGCAGGAGGTGGCAAAGGTGGTTCATCAGGCAACGGTCCAGGAGATGTAGCAGGTACAGCAGGTGGTTCTGGTGGCGGCGGAGATTATAATGCAGGGAAGACCGCTGGTGGAGCAGGAAATACTCCCCCAGTCAGTCCATCCCAAGGAAGTACTGGCGGCGCTGGAACTGTTGCTCCAAGTTATGCACCTGGTGGTGGAGGAGGAGCAAGTGCAGTAGGAGGTCCAAGTACAACAGGGGGAGATGGTTCTTATATAGCTGATCCATTTATTGGACCAACAGCTCCAACTTATGGTACTCCAGGACCTGTAGGTTCAACAAGATATTTTGCGGGTGGTGGTGGAGGTTCTTATACTCCTAGTACTAATGCTGGTGCAGGAGGAGCAGGTGGAGGTGGAACAAGAACTCCTTTAGCCAGTGCGGCGACTGGAGGAGATGGTGATACTAATACTGGTGGGGGCTCACAAGGTGGTGGATCACCAAACTTTGCTAGTGGTAGCGGTGGATCAGGAATAGTAATGATTAGGTACAAATATCAATAATATTTATGTATTTACACAAATTTAAAATTAATATATAAGGAGAAACATTATGGCACATTTCGCAAAATTAGGATCAAACTCAAAAGTTATTCAAGTATTGACTTTGAATAATGGAGATATGCTTAACGCTGATGGCGTTGAAGATGAATCAGTAGGACAACAATATTTAGAGAGACATAATAACTGGCCTGCTCAAATGTGGATTCAAACATCTTACAATACATCTGCTGGCACACATAAATTAGGTGGTACACCATTAAGAGGAAACTATGCAGGTATAGGTTATATTTGGGATGAAGATAACAATATCTTCTGGCCTAAAAAACCTTATGCGAGCTGGGTAAAAAATACAACGGATGCTAGATGGCAATCACCAATCGGCGATGCTCCAGCATTAACAGCTGAACAACAAGCTCAAAATGACGCAGATACGCATCGATGGGAATATACTTGGAATGAAGCTGGACAGACTTGGGACTTAGCAGACTCTAAAGCATAATTGATCTAGATCAAATCTTTTAAATTATATTGACATTATAATACCTTCCTTTATAAAAGGAATTGGTATGCATAAGAAAGTACTCTCAGAAATAGATTTACATTATGGCACAATCGATATGCCTAAAGGTTTTGAAATAGACCGAGACAAACTTCAAGCAGATATTTTATCCTCACAAATTAAAAATTCTAAATTTCCATTCTCTAGAGAATGGGATAAATTAAATACTTATATGCGAGAGCATATAAATGTAGAACACCATTTTACTTTAATTAATAAAGAAACGTGGGGAAATGTTTATAAGCCAAAAGAAATTTCTATTCCTTTATTAAATATTGATCCCGTAGATTTAAGAAACTCTGCTGATTACACATTCCTTTATGGAGTCAATGTTAAGGATTGTAGCGTTAGAATACATTATGATGCAAACAGAAGAGCGGGAAGAAGTTGGGACATACCATTAAAAGATAATGAGTTTATTATGTTTCCTTCTACGCAGATGTATTACATAACCAACAATCAAAAGGATTCTTTAAACTTTATACAAACTACAACTTATGAATTTATCTAATTATTTTTGGTATTTTAATGGAGTTTTAACCCCTAAGTTCTGTGATGATGTTATTAAATATGCATTATCAAAAGAGGAAGTAATGGCTAGAACGGGTGGCTATGGGGATAAAAAATTAAACAAAGAGGAGGTTAAAAATTTATATAAGAAAAGAAGATCTGATCTAGTTTGGTTAAATGATACTTGGATTTATAAAGAACTACACCCTTATGTTCATATGGCAAATAAAAATGCTGGGTGGAATTTTCAATGGGAAAGAAGTGAGTCCTGTCAATTTACTAAGTATAAATTAAATCAATATTATGATTGGCATACTGATCCGTGGGATAAAC